ATGACCAACGACACAACCAAAAAGGCCCAGCCCGCCAAAGCGGCCGTGGCTGACGCCCCCTACGACGTCATCTATTTCGCGAAGAAACACCGCATTTCCAACGAGGATGCCAAGGACATCATCGAAAAGCACGGCGCCAATCGCAAAGAGGCGGACAAGGCGGGCCGGCGTATCAGCGTTTAGGGCGAAAAATAGCCTCGCAGGCGTTCAAATCCTAAAGTCTTTATTTGATGCATGTCGTTGTCCCAAAACCGCTGTACGGTTTTGGGCGAGATGCAGCAGCCTCTATAGTCTTTGCATCTGCTAGCGATGCCACGATGCAACAGCAACGGACGAATTAACCCTACTGGCTTACCTTAATATCAGCATGCGCTTGAATACGTCGACTCCTGTGCCATCGTAGCCTCACGATAAGACTTCTGGTTCGTGAAGCAGCTCGCCGGAACCGTGGCCCGCCTTTCCGGGGAGAGGCCGGCTTGCCTTTACAGGGGCCGAGCTCAATCAAATGGAGGGTGTGCCATGAACAACGTCTTGGAATTTCGTTCAAAATGCCCGCATGTCGAAAGCCTGTCCGACTGCCGGGAAGCCCTTGAACCTGCCGTGATGAAGATCGTCAGCGACGCCATCGGCAGGGGATACACGGCCGCGGAAGCCGCCATGGTGGTTGCCGATATCGCCGATGACTACATCCTCATGCTGTCGCGGCAACTGCAGCATTGACCCACTTTGCGGGCGCGCAGCTGTGCCTTCTTGAGCCATCGCAGGAGCTGAACTCGGCGCGGATCGCTGTGTCTTTGCAGGTCTGGATCTTCCAACAGGCCAGGTGACGGATGACAAAATAGCTTCGCGGTTGCCGATAGCCGGGAGCAACGCCCTTTCTTGAGACGCTTGCATGAGTGGATCGCGCAGCAACTGCAGGGGTAGCAGTGGGGTACAGGAGACGAGACCTGCCGCGCGATCCGCCGGCAAAACCCCTGATATTGTCGGAAGTTCCCCGGCAGAAATGCGACGCCACGAGCCCGGAAATTCCGCCTGGGATCATTGACAACCTGCCCGGGCACGTTGCGACCGTCACACCGATGAGCTCCCGCCGGGCGAAAACCGACAGGCAAATCACAACGCCAACGAAAAACCCCGCCGGAGCGGGGCTTTCAGCGGTCCAAGTGGAGCAAGCCGAACATTCGGCCCACGTCTCAAACAAGATCGATCATTTCAAAACCCGGCAAAAGCACCTCTTTCGCGAGCGTTCAGGGCGCTGCTCTGTTCCGCTCAATCTTTGAATCATTACCGTAATGTAGCGTGTAATGATCACGTGCGAGGTGACCCTCCCACCTAACGCCACCTTGGCTGGCGGGGCGGAGCATTGGCCTGGATTTCGTGCAACGGCGCCCGCGCCCCGAGAAGTTTCTTCAGCTTCTTCTCCTCCGCCGGGCCGATCCCAAACTTGCGGCAATGCTCCGCAACATCGTGCTCTCGCGGGCCGGGAATGCGAACTTGGCGATTGCTCATGCTCTTCATGTCTGTTTCCTCCTGAGAGGAAAACCAGCAGGCGGCCGTTTTGTTCGTTAGGGACGTCTAAAATTTGGGGGTTTTGATTGCTTCGGTTTTGGGGCACGTGAGTCTGCTGGCGCCTGGTGCTCGCCGATCAATTGATCTTCAACCAATGCCGAAGCGCCGCCACCGCGCCATCGCTGGCATAGGAAATCATCCCGCCAATCGTCAGCCCCGCAAAGGCGATCAGGCCTGAAATGCCATAGCCGATCGATTTCATCCGTTTCCACTCTTCAAGCGCTGGCCCCACCGCCTCCTGGTTCTTCTCGACGGTCTCCTTGAGGGTTCTGATTTCCTCGCGGATCAGCGCATCCGCGCCGCCGCTGATCGCCACCCGGGTATCGAGATGGGCGATCTGCCTGGCCTGCTCGTCGAGCCGCTTGTGGATCACGGCGCGGCTGACATGAGCATTGGCCTTTTCGTCGCTAACCTCGTTGCGGAGAAGCGCGACGTTTTCCTCGATGCCTGTTAGCCTGCCTTCGACGCGCCCGAGAGCGCGGAGGATATCGTCATTGGATGTCATCTCTCTCAGCGCTCGCCTAAGGGTAAAATTTCAGCTTTTCGGATTGCGGCAAGCGGCTGACAAATCGCAAGACCCCCTGCAGCACCGGATGGACGTAAGACGAAACGTCGAGGTTCATGCCGTGGGCGAGCAGCGCCGCATTGTCCTGGACATTGGTGGCAAAGATTTCAATGACCTTATAGTCCGCCGTCCCATCGCCATTGTCGACGCGGTCGTAGGTGGTTCTCGATGTCCAAAGACCAGGCTGATATTCGAATATGATGCGAGTGCCGTTCGGAACCGAAGCCGGCAGGCTGATCGTGTCCCACGTCGTCACGCCGTCCTGATTTCCGGGATGCCCGACGACGTTTCCGAGCGGAAACATTTCAGCGGCCGGCGACTTCGTCGGATCAGTGTCCGCCGTGAAGGCAAGCAACTGATCGATGACCTTGGCGTAACGAGAACTTGCCTTGATGGTGTTGTTCACCGTCGCCAAGGTGGTTGTCCATAAGGCGGGAACAGTATAGCCGGCGACCGTCCGGCCGCTGTCCGACGAAGCGGTCATGGTCGGAATTATGGTGACGCCAACGACATGGATGCCCGCCCCATAGCGCGTCTTGACGCGGTCGACCAAGCCAAGCTTGGCGTTCGACCAGGTGCTTGCCGTGGCACTGTTATCGTTGCGGCCGGACTGGTCGAGAACGAACGTCCAGATATTCTTGCCGCCGTTGTATGTGTCCCGGATCGCATCGATCATGGCCCAGCGCTTGGTTGCCGACGTCGCCAGTTCCTGCACCGACTTCGAGCCGGGGACGCCCATGACGAGCGGGATGATACTGCCCCATACCGGATCTCGGACATCAAGCCAGCGCAGCCACATGCCCATGTTGCGCCTGGCATCGGCCGTGGCGGCAATCTCCTGGCGCTCGATGAGGCTATCGGACAGGACCATCGGAACCGGCCGGCCGTCCCACCCCTTGGCCAGGACCATTGCAGGGCCATAGGCAAGAGGCTGCGAGTTGCTCTCATTGCCGACCGTATTATAGAACGTATCGCGGGCTGGCGTGCTCGCCCCGTTCGCCAGGGCCAGCGCCCGAATGGACGTCAGATCGGTGGCCGCCCAATATTTTTCGCCCCGATGGCGTTGGCAGCGATAGCCGCCAATATAGGTCTGCCCGATCGTACCGTGCCACACCGTTCGGATGCCGAAGACAGACCAGGCCGGCAGGGCGCTTGGCAGCGTTACCTGCCCGTAGACAATGCCGGTCGACGCCGTGACGGTCGCGGCCGCGTTGCCGCCGAATAGCACCGGGTATTCCGTGCCGTTCGGATGGATGAAAAACACCTCATCGATCGCAATATCGGCATTCGGCAAGATCGTCTCTTGCGGCGCAAGGCCGCCCTCCGTGCAGCCGAAACCCACAAAGGGGATAAGGAAATCGTTGGTTTCGTAATCCGGTGAGCCGAAGAACAGCTTCGAACATTGATAGTTCAGGTCGGCCGCGTAAGTTTGCGTGAAACCCGCCGGCCAGCGGGTGCCGGTGGCGGCCGGCATATAGCGGTTGGCATCCGGCACCCATGGCGGGGGTATCGCAGGGGCCCCGCCCATCGGCTTCGTCAGGGCAAGCGAGATGGCGTTCATCATCGGCGTGTTCCATATCTGCTGGTGAGGTCGTCGTAGAATTGGATGGTGCGCCCCTGGCGGGCATTGGCGCGCTCCAGCGCCTGGCGCTCGCGGGCGAGGATGGCGATGACAGGGTCGCCTGCGACAACAGGCGCATGCGCTTCCTGCCGGCGGAGATCGTCCGGCAGCGGCGGCAGAGCGATGCCGGCCGCCGCCTGCCCCTTCGTCACCGCCGCCCTGTTCAATCGCTCAGTGGCGGAGCAGCCACTGACGATCAGCAGCAGTGACAGCGCAAGCGCGGTTCTTTTCCGAAAGCTGAAGCTCATAGGATTGGATCTCAGTTTCGAGTGTGTCTCTGGCGGCCTGCTCGGCGGCTTCTGCGGCCTTAAGGCGCTTGCGATGCTCCTCGTTCGCCCAGGTGGCGGCGTTGCGCTGGCGCTCCATCTCGGCCGCCTGGGCCTCGGCTGCGCTCTTTTCGGCAACAAGGACATAGCCGGCGCGCGCCTGCCTTGCCGCCGAGGGGTAGCCGATCGAGACCGCATAGAGGTGATAGAGCATCAGGCCACCGGCGAGGCCGGCGCCCAACTTGAGCGTGTCGAGGAGCCCGAACATCAGATGCCCTCGAGGCAGAACTGGCGTTCTTTCTGCCGGCGCCGGGTCAGGCCGGGAAAGACGATGCCGGCGGCGCGGTTCCACTTCAACAACGCCTCGCAGCCCTCGGCCGTCCTGCCCTGGTTGATGAGCTTGATCGCGCTCGAACCGCAGGCCGCCTTGACGCCGACATTATAGGCAAAGGAGGTCAGCGCCACGAAACGCGCATCCGGCAGGGGCACGCGCACACAGCTTTCGATGCCGCCGGCATAGGTCTTGAGCTCCAGCGCCAGGAGCGCCTTGCACTGCTCCACCGTCTTGCGGTCCCCCGGCTTCACGCCATTGGTGCTGCCATAGCAGATCGTCCACGGTTTCCCTCGCGTCGCCGGATCGGGATAGGCATTCTGCCGCAATCCCTCGAACGATCCGACAAGCGCCACAGCCATGGCCGCGGCGGCACTACCCTTCTGCAGGCGGTTTGCCATTCAGGTCTCCTGAGATTTTTTGCTGGACGAAGATGCGGGCGATGATCGCCGCAACGGCGATAAGCCCGGTGACGATCGACATGGCGAGTTGGATGTAGATGTTCTTCGCTACCCAGGTTGCGGCCACGAAGGTGTAGATCGGCTCAAGGACGATGAAGAGCAGAGCGAGCACCATGAGGCGTACGCTCCAGGCGCGTTTCAGCACCTCGCGCCAGTTATGGACGAGCATGAAGACTCCAGATTGTGAGAAGTGACTACGATCGGCGCTTAGGCCCGATCTGCAGCATAAACGGGTAGTAGTTCCCGCCGCGCTTGATCGGGTCCCAGCCAAGCCAGAGCTTAAGATAGAAGCCGAACGGCAGCGGCACATCACGTTTGACGGTGAAGGCTGAGGCGATGTCATCGACGCCTAGCAATTCGGATTGCTAGCCGTTGCATGGGTTGCGCCATGTCCAGGGGGTTCGCTGCCACCAGAGTTTGAAGCCCTTGGCAGCAGTGTCGAAGCCAGCCACGCGCTGCGGGATGTAGCCATCCAGATCGGCGTTTAGCGTCGAGAACCACCGCCAGCGGCCGGGAAGAACCGGGCCGTGCTTCATTGACCATGCTGCAAGGAAGGGCGACAGGAAATAGGCAGCGATGATGAGGCCGACGTTCGCCGGCACAAAGATGAGGTAGCGGACCATAGGCGCCTGATGTGAAAGGCGATGAAAGGTCCGCTACGCCGAAGCTTTAGATGCGTTCGGCGACGACAAGAACTTCGTCGCTGAGGTTGTGGTTGTCGATAACTGCCTGCAGTTCACTCATCATCGGCGACAGAGCCGAAAGGAGCTTTGATTGGTTCATCGCCGGCGCGAACAGGCCGAGCGTGCTTATCATCTCGTAGAAGTCCTGACCGAACAGCCACGCGGCATTGATCTTGTACCCGTGGCGCTTCAGCATGCCTTCGAGCGACCGCAGCGAGAACAGGAACAGGTGCAGCGGCGGGTGCATCATCCGGTTGACGAAATCGGGGAACGGCATCTGGCTCATGGTCGAGATCGAAGGGAAATGCGGGACCTCGATAACGAGCGTGTCGCCCTCCCCTTGGATTGCCGAAACGTCGGAAAGGATATGGTTCGGGTCAGGCACGTGCTCCAGAACGCTGAACATCGAGATCACGCCATATTGGCCGCGATATTTCGAAACCGTGTCCTTCGATATGTAATCCTGCCGGACTTCAACGCCGAAACGCTTTGCGGCGTATTCCGCTTCCATGACATTCGGCTCGAGCCCGAGCGTGTCATAGCCGTAGCTTTTGGCGACCGAAAGAGCCTCCCCGACGCCGCACCCGATATCGAGCCAGGTCTTTTTCGACGAGCGTGAATGCTCGATCGCAAACTCTACCTTCGGCGTCAAAACCTGGTCGACACGATAATCAATGATCGAGTCGTTGGCGTAGAGAACCTTGTCCGCCTCGGTGTAATAGTTCGACCGGTAGGCTTCCGACAACGCCTCTTCCGCCGGAGGATTGCAGACGAAAGCAGATCCGCACCCATCGCATTCGTGGTAATCGAATCCGTAGATCGTCAAAAGCTTATGGTGAGCGCCACTACCGCATGCAGGGCAATTGGAGAGACGGGCGCCCTTTTCGATCCGAAAAAGCTCGCGCAGCGGCGATCGAGCCTGCCTTATTCAGATCCTTCTTCAATCGGCCGCTATCGATCGGCTTCCCGCGCTTCACAAGATATTCCATTTCATCTCCCTGGAGTGGGTTTGACGTAGCGGCCACAATTATTGCTACTACCACTGCAAGAGGAATGATCGGTCAGCCCCTAACATTAAAGTTTAGATGCGGCAGTGAAGAACTCGTCTACCTGCTGCGATGTGAAGCCCATGGCTGCGAACCCAGCCAGCATCATTGGACTGTCCTTGACGAAATCGCCGCTGTATTCAAAAGCGTCTTGCGTCTCGTCGTCCTGCTGCGCCACCCATGCCTTGACCGGATCGATCAGGCCAGCGCGGCGAAGCATCAACCGGAATTGCCGCGCTGACACCGAAGAGACCCTGAGCGGCGCATTCTCAAACGCAATAACGTCAGGGTCGCCATTAGGCAGGAATTCCTCTGCCCTTCCCTCTTGCGGCTGCTCAAACAGCCCCTCGATTGCGCCGTCGACCGATCGTGAAACAAAAGGCATTATGCAATCCTCCCACAAGGGAAATGGAATCCGTCCGTCCAGATAAAGATAGTGCCAGAGGCGCCGGATACTTGGCGGATTTGACGGCTCGTATTGGTCCAGATCTCGTCAGCCCCAACCGCAAAGCCGCTCGCGACTTGAATAGTGCCAACGTTTCCGCCCGAATCGTTGCCACCGGCAACAAGCACCCCTTGTGCTGGATCGGAAAGCAGCGCTGAGGCGGTCGTTGCGGCAGATGTAAACATAAAGCGTAGATTTGCTTTGACCTTCACTCCGTTCGGTACCGTGATGGCCAAGGGCACGGATGTGGTAGAGATTGCACCAGTGACTTCTTTGATCGGCGTCACGTAGACATATCCGTCCCTCGGATACATGACGAACTGCCGGATGACCGAGCTTCCATCGGTCAAGACAACACCGATCTGCTTGACGATGGTATAGCCGGTGAGCAGTGTTGTGGTGACGCCGCCGATCGTCGCCGAGGTCGAAAACACCACATCGAAGGACAGGTCCGAATCCTTGCGCAGTGCATAGGCAAAATAGGTGGCGTTTGCTCCGATAGAGCCGGCATCAAGCGCGCCATTCCCAGTCCCGACCGCCCATGTGCCGTTCAACCGCTTCGTCACAGTTGATGCGCTGGAAACGAAGCTCGACCCGGACCTGGCAGAGCCCGCGGCAAAATCGATATGGGTGTTCGGATTCGCGACGTTGTTGGAAAGCGTGAGGCCATCAATGAAGCTTCCGACCGCGGAGCTATCCGCTTTCTGCTGAAGCCTCGCCAGAACCTTGTTGGTGAAGAAAGCTGACCCGCTGCAGATGATGAAGGCGGAATAACCGTTCGGCACGACCAGGGTAGTTGCCCCATCGATCGTCTCCGAGCCATTCGGGTCGATCGTCACGTCCCCGCCATCGGCGATCACCACGTAATGCCAGCTGGCGACCAGCGTTGCCGCCGCTGTCAACGTGACAGTTGCGGCCGCCGTGAAGCGATGCACGGCATTGTCGTCAGCTGCGACCGCAGTGTAATCGCCGGACTTGGCCGCATAGACCATGGCGTGGTCAAACGTGACATCGACGCCATTCTGCGTGAACCCGAGAAGACCGCCGCCTTTCAGGTAGAGACCGGTCTGTGGAATAGACGCAAACCCGATCCCTGGCGCGGAAGCCGTCCCGCTCGCGGCCTTCAGTGGCGCGATCATCGGCGCCGAGCCGTCGCGCGGCAGCGAATTGGTGATTTCGTTGGCGAGGTCGGTGGTCAGAGCGTTCCACGGCGCCGGGTCGACGACCTGGCCGACGGAAGGTGTCGTGCCGGCGGGTTTGGAATAGACGCCGGTTGATGGGTTTCTGGGCAT